CTCCCGAGCTTCTGGAGCACTTCAAAAAGAAAGAAGCCAAGAACGAAGACGGAACTGAGATGTCTGACAAAGAGAAGCGTAAGGCTGCTCTTGACAAGGCGCGTAAGTATCAAGAACAAAAGAAGAAAAAATAAGGTAGCATTCAAATAGAAGGCTATTTTATTTCGTGCCAAGTTATACGCATCTTGCATATAGGCGCAACGCTCGCGCTGCTGCACGGCAACAACAGATTCGTGTTCCGCGCAATGCAGATTCTTTGGCACTAGCCCGAGAAGACTTTGGTTTTTTCTGTGAATACGTAGCGGATAAACCTCCCGCTAAGCATCATCTTGATTGGCATCGTCACTTTGTGACGCATGAAGACAGTAGTTGTCTGATTAAGATTGCTGGCCCCAATGTTGATCTGCTTGCTCCCAGGGGATCGGCCAAGTCAACGGTCCTTGGCTTGCTTACCGCCTGGGCCATTGGAATTCACACACAAGCCAAGCTTCCGCTACAAATTCTTTACCTTTCTTACACGGTCGATATTGCGCGTTCTAAATCGGCCACGATCAAACGGATCATTGAAAGCAAGCGATATCAAGAAGTTTTTCCAAGTGTTCGGTTGATGAAGAACGTGACCAGTAATGAGTACTGGTCCATCGATCATCGTTTTGCCGGCATTGACACCACTGGCGATGAACAGTTTACGCTTTGTGCTGCAGGTCTCAAGGGCTCGGTGACCTCTAAGCGTTCACACCTGGTCATGATTGATGATGCCATCAAGTCTGCCGCTGATATTGCCAACCCTGACATTCGTAAACAAATGCAGGAAAACTGGAACGCAGTTATTGCACCCACGATGTTTGAAGGTGCGCGAGCAATTTGCCTTGGTACGCGTTTCAGGCATGACGATATTCACTCAACTACATTTAACGAACAAAATAACTGGAGTCAGATTGTTCTTTCTGCCATTCAAACAAATACTAAAACCGGAGATGAAGAGTCTTACTGGCCAGAGATGTGGTCATTGGATTATTTAAAAGAAAAGAAAAGGCAGGCTCCAATTGCTTTTTCATTTCAGTACATGAATCAAATCGTCAGACAAAATGAATTGTCTCTGGCGCCAGAACTGATCGTTAAAGCTGAGATTGCAACTGAATTTGATACGCTGGGCATTGGGGTTGACTTGTCAGCCGGTACAAAAGAAAAAAATGATTACACGGTAATGATTCTTGGTGGGCGTATTGGTGATCGGATTCATATTATTGATTACCGTAGGCTTCGCGTCATGGGTAACCTTGAAAAACTTGACGCAATGAAAGAGCTGTTAAATGATTGGTCAATTATCGGTAGAGATGATAACGGCAATTATTTCCCAACCTATTCAACGTGTGATATTTGGAGCGAGGCTGTTCAGTATCAGGCATCTCTTGAGGCGGATTTTAAACGCATCTGCTTAAATAACGAGGGTCTTTACAACTTGATTTGGCATCCGGTCAAAGGTTTCCGTGCTGACAAACTCGCACGCTTCCGTGGCATTATGGGTATGTTTGAAGATCGAAAAATTATCTTCAATCGTTTCCGCAACTTCACCAATCTTTTTGAAGAGCTTACAAATTTTGGTGTCAGTGGGCACGACGATTGTGTTGACGCTCTCGTCTGGCTTGTTACTGGTTTAGCAAGAAAAGGACAACTTCAGATCGATTACTGAATTTAGAATTAGAAAAAAGAGTTTTTGTTGTGGGACCAGAGTATGTTGCCATTGGGATTACGGCAATTGTATCTGCCATTACAGGTGGATCTTGGGTTGCTAATAAACTATTAGACAGACAAAGGGAGCGAATACAGCAAGCCCTTGACTACACGAATTCTCAAAAACGCAGAATTGATGTTTTGGAAGATCAGATTAATCGTATGCCTTTGGACTACGTATTAAAAGTTGATTTTCTTCGCGAGATTCAAGAAATGCATAACAATTTTCGGCAGATAAACGATAAGCTTGATAAGCTTATGGAAAAGCTTTTGACCAAATGAGCTACATTCTTGAAGTCGAAGAAGACGAAAACGGCGAACCTTTCATTACGCTTCCTGACGAAGTACTCGAAGAACTGGGTTGGCAAGAAGGCGATGTACTTGATTGGGATGTTCGTTCCAACGGTATTATTCTTACCAAGGTGAATGATCCGGCTGGTTACGAAGTTATAGATGAGTAGAATAAATAAAAAGAAATAGTGCGATGTTTTACGGCGGAATGGTAAACGTCCCTGGCGCACCGGGGAATTTAGTTGCTGGTGGCCCCAGCTTTGATATCAATCGCAGCGCAGGTCCCCTGGGAGGACGCTCCGGCGAACAGTTGCGTCGTCTTTATGAAGGTGGCACGCAACAAAATAAACAGCTCAATGAAGAGCTGATGAAGCGCGGAATTATGCCTGGCGCTGGTCCGCAATTACCAATGGCCTTTGGTAGCAGCAATCTTCCAGCAGCTGTTGGAAATATGGCGGGTTTAGCCAACGCGACTTTCTTTGAGGGTCCACAGCTTGGGCAGGCAACTCCTCAAGGCGTTCCTTCTCAACCCTACGGCGGCTCTCCCAATCGTCAGTTGACGGAAGAAGAAAAAGCAAAGTTGCTCCAGCAAGGCACTCCGCCTCCTCCGAACTTTCGCGAGCAGTTCTTTCCTAAGGCTGAGTTAGTTCCTGGTTTCCAGGGTAAATACGTTTCGTAATGGCACAAGACGATAGCAAATATTCCAAACCTGAGCTTCGTGAGCGGATTAAAGACCGCATCATGGCTGGTGATAAAGGCGGAAAGCCTGGTCAATGGTCTGCACGCAAAGCTCAGCTCCTTGCCCAGGAGTATGAAAAGGCTGGTGGCGGGTACAAAGGCGGCAAAGGGGAAAAACAAAAATCTCTGGAGAAGTGGGGGAAAGAAAAGTGGATGACGAAAGAAGAATACGAGAAAAGGAGTAAAGCTAAGAAGGCAGCCAAGAAGTATAAGGAGTCAAAATAATGGCTGTTGACAAAGCGATTCAAGACGGTTATACAAAACGCTATTTACCGGAAAAAGCTTGGGCTTCTCTTTCCTCAGAAGAACGGGAAGAAACAGATCGCAAAAAGCGCGAGGGCAGCAAAGAAGGAAAACAGTTTATTCCGAATACCGAAACAGCTAAAAAAGCTGGAAAAGCTGCAAGAGCCGCTAAAACCTATAAGACTGCTAAGATCAATAAAGATAAAGGGGAAAATAGTTAATGGCTGCAGGAGACGCCAAGGCTCGGCTTAAAGAAATCATTGACTCCTATCTTGAAAAAGATGGTGGAGCAATGATCGATACAGGCGTCGTTGCCGCCCACCTTGCTCAAATGCGAATGTTTGGCATTCGCCAAGGTGTTGAGTTTTTTCCAGCGCAAGATAACTTTGGCAATCAACGCAAAGATTTTGTTGATCGCGTTATTAAATACAACTCCTTAGATGTACGCCTGGATTCAATCTGGGATTACTTCTTGTGCGATGGCCAAGGTCTTTTTTACATTCGCCCCACTAAATCAAATTACCGTCTTTATTACTTCCGTAAACACGAATACAGAAGTTATTACAACATTGACGGCGAGCTTGATGAGGTGGTAATCATCTACAGCTATAAAGTTCGCAACGGCTTTGGTTACCAGCAAGACATCGAGATGAGCAATGTCTCTGGTCCGGTGGGGATGGGACAAGGTGGTGCCAAACGCTATATCAGGCTTTCGATTAAACGCAAGACTATTGAAGAAACTCACTCAGAAGGTGAGATTTCTTTTGAAACAAACTATCAGTCTGTTCCAGGGAAAACTAAAACGTTTAAAAATACCCTGGGTTTTATTCCTTGCGTTGAAATTTTTAACAACGTTCGTGGTTTTTCCACGGAAGGAAGCGGTGAATTTGACGCGTTAGCAAACCATATTTGCACGCATGACGACATGGTTCGCACCATGCGCAAGAACATTCAGTTCTTTGGTAATCCGACTCTTCTCTCGTCTCGTCCCAAGACTGACCTAATGGAGTCGGGGGGAGAAACCGTTGTTCAACGTCCATCTATTGCGGCAAACTCTGGCTTTACTGGTGCAGGCGCTTTAAGTCAATCACGCTTCAAAGCGGATCCTATTTATCGCGGCACTGACGGTCAGTTGCGTGTTCCACGGGTGATCGCAAACCTGGAACCGAACGATCGCGTTGGATACATTGTTCCGGATGCAATTACTGGCGATCAAAACAGTTTTGCTCGTCAGTATCGAGAAGAAATACGTACCGCCTTAGGCGGTGTTGACGAACTTTCTATCTCTGCAGGTGTTACGGCAACTGAATATAAATCTTTGTTTGGTCGCGTTTCCGCCACAGCAAAGAAAAAAGCAACTGCTATTTATACGTATGGTATTTGCCGTTGCCTGGAACTGATTATTTATCAAGAAGAAAAGTTGTTCCGTGAAACGTTAGCAGCTGCGGCGGGCCTGGAAAAACCTCTTGATCTTCCGGAAACCGCTACAGAAGAAGATGTTGCGGCTTACGACCAAGCCATGAACCTTTTTAACGAGCAAGTTAAAGGTTTGATGATGGCTTCACTGCAAACACAACAGATCCCCCCTGGAGTTACTGGCCTTATTCCTGATGGAGACTTAACTGTTCAGTGGCGCTGGCTTGGGCCTGTTTACGAAGATTCCACGCAAGATATCTTAAATAACTCCATTGTTGTTAGAAATCTGCAAGAATTAGGTGTTGATAGCATTGAAGCACTGAAATACCTCTTCCCGTCAAAAACGGATGAGGAGCGGGCCTCGATGCTATCGGGGTTCCCGTTCAGGATGGTGAATGAATTGCAGGGTGCATACTCTCAGTTCGCTCGCCTGGTGGGGGGAATGATGCAGACCCCTCACCCGCAATCACCGGATTTACCGATGGCTGCCGATCCGCGATTGGATTTGACCCCATATCTGTATCGCACCCTAGAAGCATTACAAAAGGAGATGAGTTATGCAGGACGCTACCGTCCAATCGATCCCACAGACGAGCCAAGCACCAGTGGCAGTCGCCCCCAGCAATTACGTGGCGGCAGCTCCAGCGCAAGCACCGGCTCCGTATCAGGTGGGTATGAGCTACCCCCAAGCGGTACCTCAGGCAGCCCCCAGCTACCAATCAGCCCCTACTCAGTACGCCCCCCAATCCCAGTCGGAGGCCCCGAGCGGCAATCCCTGGGAATCGGCGTTCAACAAGGTGGTGAACCTGCTGAGCGCACCAGTGCAATCCCCGTTCCAGGGTCAACCGTCGCAAGCGACACCTCAGTTTACCCCGGCCAATTACGGACAACCCAGCAACCTGGGTACGTCTCAATCGGCTCCGCTGACATGGTCGCCCAACCAGGCATCCTCGCCCAACTATTCCCAAACCTCCTCGAGTCCCTCCTTGGAGCAGGTGGCCGACCTGGTGGGAATGAGCCAGGAAAGCCGTCAGGTGATGGACGCGTTCGGGATCGAGGCACCGGCTCTGCTGAACAACTACGCAGTGCAACTGGAAAGCCTGGTGGACAGCGCCGTCGCGTGGGGAAACAACGCGGCTAATCTGATCACCCGTTACGCCGATTTCGCTGTTAACGAGCACCAGGAGAACCTGGCTTACAACGAAATTCTTACTAACCCCGATGTGCTCAGCGATTACACGCTGAAGTTCTTCGGTCCCGAAGGTCCGTATCCCGTGTACGAAAACGAAGCTCAACTGGAGACTCGTGGTTATCCCACTGCTCCCGTGAATAACGCCATGGCCCAAATTGGCCAAATGCCCGCTCCCCCGACTGCTGCTGCCCCTCAGGCACAAGGCGATTTCTGGGGTTCGTTCAACGAGCAAATGGCTCGTGATCCTCAGAACGCCTGGCGCATTCTGAACCAAGCTCAGCCTCAGGCCGTTGCAAGCAAGTTGTTTGTGATGGAGTGATACTTAGGTCGGTAATTTGTTTAATAAATAAATAAATTACCGACTGCTAAAATTTGTGTTAGATAAGACACATAGTGTCTGATTCTTTCACCCGACAAAACCTTCCCCGAGATTCTGGAGGATAACACAAAGTGTTTATCGATAACGACTTTCCTAAGATTCTGGGTGCGGAACTCTACCGTCCCCATCCTGCCTATATTGCTGAAATGGCGGTTGAGCCCGTGGTTGTCCACGACTTCACTCGTCAGCCTGGTCAAACCGTTCAGCTGGATCGCTATAAGTTCTGGGGTACCCCTGGTACCAAGGACAGCCGTGAGCGCGTGTCCGACCAGACCATCGGTACTGCCAACAGCCGCAACATCACCAAAGAGAAGGTGCTTGTTGTGCTGAAGGAATACACCGGCCCTGCTGATCCGGGTGATCCGACCGAGCCCAGCACCTTCAAGATCGCTCGTGAAACCCTGGTTACCGCCCAGCGTCTTTTGCTGGACACCGGCAACCTGAACATGTTCCACCAGAGCATCGGTTCGCTGACCCTGCTCGACGACTATCGTCGTTGGCGCGACCGCGTCTTCATTGACGAACTTGCCAAAGCTGAAGCTAATGGTCAAGCCTCTGGCACCCAAGGTGGTTACTACTTCCCCGGCGGCAAAGTCAAAGACTCCTCTGGTCGTATCAGCTACACCACCGCAGAATATACCGCCGACGTGCAGCAGTTCCATGTTGCAACCGACCTTCTGACTGTTGTTAAGGACCTGCGTAAGCGCAACGTCCCCACCTTCGCTGATGGTCTGTATCGCTGCATTTGCGATCCCACCTTCATGATGCACCTGCGTCGTGATGCCGACTTCCGTGAGATTGCTCGTTACAGCGGCAACCCTGGCCAAGGCATGTACATGGGCAACCCCATGATGCCTAACAACGCCAGCTTCTACATGGGCCCCCAGGCTGGCCAAGCCTACTTCCTGGCTGGCGAACCCGTGATGCCGACTGGTGTTCAGTTTGAAGGTGTGAAGTTCTTCGAGTCGACCAACTTCCCGACCAAGAACATTAATGCCTCCTTCAATGCTTCAACCTTCGCTTCCCAAGAGGTGGCCCAAGGTTATTTCTTCGGTCCTCAGTCGGTTGGCGTGGGTATCGGTGGTCCGAACGCCCAGGTGCTCATCAACAACAACGACGACTTCAGCCGCTTCATCATTCTGATTTGGCAGCTGTACGCTGGCTTCGAAATCCTGAACAAGGACTTCGTGACCACCGCTTACAGCTTCGTCTCGGATGACGGCAGCATCGCATAATTAACCATAAGTAAACAACACAGGAAAAGATAAATGACTTATTTGTCTGCTAAGAAAATTTATCCCGGTAACTGGGCTGAGCCGCTCAACGGTTGGTACAAGAACATTGATACCAACGATGACGGCACTAACAACGCCTCTAAGGGTGGCCCCACTTCGGTGCTGGCTGTCCCTGGTTATCGTTACTTCCAACAGCGTGGTTACGTGGCTGTTACCGCTACCTCTGGTGGTGGTGCAATCGCTACCGGCAACGTGATCGTTCCTTCGCCTTACCGCCAGGACGACACCCGCCCCGACATCACCGGCATGGTGATCTCTGGTGACTCCACTCTGCCTGCTTACGTCTATCGCGCCACCATTTCCGTTGCCTCTGGCTGGGGTGATGGTCGTGTTGCTTCCGGCATTTATGCCGCTACCGGCAACGTGATCACCTTCTGCCGCGATTCCAGCGGTCCTGTGGCTGTGACCGGCGTGGGTGAAGGCGTGGCTCAGGCCAACCTCACTTCCACTGTTTCCGGTTCCCAAGCTGGCGAAATCTTCTTCGCTGGTGGTGTTGCTGCTTACGGCACCAACCCCTTCCTGACCGCTACCGGCGCCGCTGGCGTTACCGCCTCTGGTGTCAATCTCCAGGTGACTGGCGCTACCACCTTCAAGGTGTTTGCCCGTGGCACCACGACCGGCACTTCCACCTCTGGTGGCTGGTACATCTCCAGCGGCGATTCGAACTCTGGCCGTTCTGGCTACTTCGTCGTTGAGGTGTGCTACATCCAACCCGACGTTGCTGCTGGTTACGAAGACATTGACGGCTATCTGCTTGGTCGCACTGTCAGCTGATTAGGGTAAACTAGGACCAGAATGCTCTTCTGGTCCTTATGCTTTACAAGCACTTAAAAACTAACGTCCGCGTCAAAATTGTAAGCGAATGGGATAACGGCGATTGGTTCATGGTCGAAGACCAAGACGGTCGCCTTTTTACTGCTTACAAAAATGAACTAGCTCCTGACGAGCAGGCAACCAAAACTGTCAAAACTCTTCAGGTTAAGGACAAAGCAGCCAAAGAAGAACCGCGTTCTTTTCCCCCTGATAATCGTTTGAATGTTAATTCAGCGACTGCTCAAATGATTGCGGATCACATCAAAGGCATCGGGCTTAAAACTGCCCGTGAGATTAAAGATCTCCAGATGTCTCTGTCGGGTGAAAGATTTAATAATCTTGAGCAGTTAAGGCAGATTAAAAGGGTCGATTGGGATTCGGTTCTTTCGGCTGATTTAATTCGCGTCTAAACCATCTCCTCTCTAATCCCCCTGGGAAACCAGGGGTTTTTTAGTTTTAGAATAAAAAGAAAAAGATAATGGCCGGTTTAATTCCAATTGGTAGTATTGCTGATCCTTCAAAAGATCCACTCCCTAGTACCGGGGCTCACCTGGATCCCAGAGTGATCCCTAGATTTGGCTCAAGAGCAGGTAAAAAGATCAATCCAGAAGAGGCAAGAAGTCTTCTTCAGAATGTCTTAGTTGGACCCAACCAAACACCTTTGGTCCAACAAACAAAAGATGGTTGGAAGTGGAATTTTCCTGTAACTAGTAAGTATGGTCCGCGTGTTGCGCCAACTGCTGGAGCAAGTACTTTCCACGAAGGTATCGACCTGGCTATTCCGACCGGCACTCAACTTGCATATAAAGGTTACGGTTCTTTTAAGCCAGAGCAGGGATATGGTGTTTTGAGTACCACAGATGCTCAAGGCAATCCTTACGACATTCAGCTTCTGCATACCGCTCCTGCAAAGGCTGCCAGCATTGGCACACCCCCCACTCCGGCTACTGTCAATACAAGTGACGCAGATAAAAGTAGGACGGAAGATATTCTGAAAGCGTTTCTGTATGGTGCTCAATCTAAAGAAACCAAAAAAGAAAAAACTCTTCAAGACGAATTGAAAGAACAACTTCTCGGTAGTGTTCTTTCACAAGCCTTAAATCCCCCTTCTTTTTTGTCTTCCTATAACGCCACGGATCCTTATATGGCAGGCTTCAATACAGGCTCAAAAGATTTCTTTGCAGGACTTTTGGGTTGATTACTTGCTTTTATAATTAAACGATAAGGAGACTCAGAAGTGCATTTAAGCGACTTCGATAAGAGTAGAGTCCGGTATCATCTGGGCTATTTCACGGTTTCGGTGCCAGCGGGTGATTACGCTCGTCTGGAAGAAGCCATGAATACGGTTCCTGATTCTTTCTTCTACGACAAAATCACAATCCAACTTGGTCGTTGTGATACCGCAGAAAAGAAAACGGAAGTCGCCACCTCTCCTTCTACTCGCCTGGAAAGCATCGCGGGGGACGTTGATCGTACGATTCGCTCCAGCAACGCCAAAGAAGCGTTAAAAGTTTGGGACGAAATTTACCTTTACGAAACCAATCGATTGGCTGGGATTCTTTACGTTCCCAACTACAAAGATCCTTTTCAAGCCAGATATCGTTACGAGCGTTCTGGCGCTGAGTTTATCCAAGCATTACCAGGGCCAGCGGATACCGCCGTGGGTTCTCGCATCTACTTAAATGAACTTTGGAGGTAGGCAATGAATCGACAGAATGTTGGGCGTACTGTTGACGCCGACAAAATTAAGAGAGTTGCGGAACAAAAGAAAGTTTTGCAAGCACTTCAGGGCGGCCAGGGAATCCAAGCTTATTCTGCTAATCCTCTTGTTGCGGGTGTCGAAAGGCTCGGTAATATCTTTGCTGGCACTCGACAACCTACGGTGTATGCCTCCAAGCTTGGTGGGCGCGAGGTTCTTCAAGCTGCTGGCGGATGGAATCCTGCTTCGCAACCAGCTAACATCAATGTTGGTGGACGCACTTGGGACTTAGCCAGAAGCGGAAATGAAGCTGTGTATCTTCCCCGTTCAGAAGGCACGCTGGCAGCCGTAACCGAGTCTTCAGCTCCTGGAAATCTTGGCACCGATACTCGCACGCTTGTCGAAGAGCGTAATTACCAAGCCGAAAAAGCGAGAGCGGCTCAGTTGGCCGAACAAGATCAGTTAGCAAAAAAATATCGTGTTGCTGATTTAACAAAAGCATATAACGCTGCTAAAGGCGAAGAGAAAGAAAAGCTTGGTCTTGAGATCTGGGCAACAACGAACCCGCAACTGGCTGCAAAACTCAAGCCAGGCCAGCTTGGCTATACCGAAACTGTTAGTGCGTTCCAGTCGCAAAGCCCACTGGGTGCGATTGCCAAAGCTGCCGGTGACATGCAGTTTGCAGATAAGTTGGGAGAAACCGCTTTCGCTTCCAGTATTCCTGCAATTAACGCTTTTGAATTGAAGACTCCTCTTACTGGGGTTTCTTTTACACCTCCCTCTCAAATTGGTGTTACTGAAGCGTTCAATGCAGCGACTCCACTCCCTGGAACCATGGAGGCGTTCACTGATCCGTTGAAGTTCCTAAAGCCTGATCTTACGCAAACGCAGCAAGCACTGCTAAAACAGGCGTTCAACCAAACCTTAAAATAAGCGTTTGGTAAACTAAATATTTGGCCTCTTATAAATAAAGTGTAAGCCCAGCCAGCTGAACACGAATCTTTGCATTCACGGTAGTCAGCGTAGTTGCTTTAATCCAATGATTCTTTGTCCTAATTTCGTCAAACGCTTGAGTGCCGCTTTAAGTTTGGTTGTTTCCCTTCAAACTGTTTTTACTCCCGGTCTCAAGGCAGAGTCAAATTGGGTAGGAGAATAAAGGAGTTAAAAGTATGTCCCTAAATGATGCCGCCAGTATTGTCGCAAGGAAGCTGAGAGCGCAAGGCTTTACTCCTGCGCAAACGGCTGGCATCCTTGGGAACTTCAAACAAGAGTCTGGCTTCAATCCTCGTGTAAACGAGGGTGGCTTTGTGGGTGCCCCCAGGGGTCAAGGCGGTTTTGGCCTTGCTCAGTGGACAGGTGGCAGGCAGAGTGCTCTTGTGAACTTTGCAAAGAAACGAGGGGCGGATCCAGGTGATCCGAATTTACAAGCGGACTTTCTTTTATACGAATTGGCTGGACCA